TAATTTAAATCATCATATACTCTATTTATTTCAACAACAAAATACTAAAACTAAAGTAATAAAAACCATCAATGTACCAAATTGTGATAGCATTGAACAAGATACAAATACTACAACTACTGAAACTAGTTCTTCTATATAAATATTATTTGCATTGCATATCATATAATATTTATTTTTTATCTATCACTACCTCTTTTAATATATTTTTCATTATTTTATGTTCTGATTTATCTTTATCTTCGTCGCCACCAAGTGCTATTATTGATAATTCCATAAATTCATTTGATTTATTTGACTCTAAATTTCTATGGTCTGGGTTCTCATCTTGCCACTTTGGAAGCATTTTCAAATTTTTATTTTCAATATTTCGGATTGTTTTCTTTAATTTTAAATTATCTTCATTATCCTTTGCCCATTTATTATCATCTTTTATATACACTGTTTCACGCTTTATATCTGTACAATGAATGGGTCGTTCGGTTACATCCATATCCTTTAATGCTTTTACAAATATACGACTTATACCATCAACATAACCTAATTTTCCAGTTTGTATTAAATCATTTATATTTACTTCTAATGAACGTACAAAATCTGTTATGTTAAGAGCATCTTTACATTTTTCATTTAAAAATAAATTTAAATTAAATTGATTATTTGTGATTGTGTTATTATTATTGTTACCTATATTTGGTATCATATCCTGCATTGATTTTTGCAATTCTTGATTTTGTTTCATCATTTCTATAAACATTTCTTTATAATTTATTTCATTTTCCTTTTCTATTATATGTTTTTTATTATCATTATCAGTCGCTGTTTCATTTTCGTTTTCTATATTTACTTCATTTATATGTTTAAAATCACATTTTTTCTTATGATACCATAAACTATTTCTCGCGTTATATTCCTTACCACATTCACATCTAAACTTGTTGTCTGAATTTATCGGAACTTTTTCCGTTCTAAACGTTCTATAATTATGTTTAGCTGTTAAAATATGTCTATTAAATTGGCTTTCTCTTACGGTAATATAGTTGCAACATTTACATTCGTAAATTTTGGAACTTTTTGGAACTTTTTTCATTCTATTTTGTTCTATATTTTTAGAACAGAAAAAGTTCCTAAATCATTTTTCCAACAAAATAATAAAAAAAGTTCAGTAACAAATAAAAATTATTTTTTTCGTTTTTAAAGCGTTTTCAGGCAAAACGCAAAAAGTGTGTTTTTTGAAAATAAAAACTATCTCCCATATTTTAAAAATGGACAAAAAATAAATGTCCATTTTAAAAAAAACCAGTGACTTTTTTTTCTGAAAAAACATGCATTTTAAAATTTCTGGTATTTTCATTCTTATCAGGAATAAATGATTTATAATACTGTATGACGTATAAAAAATTGAATATATTCTTTAAAATAACATTCTCAGTAACAAACATTTCAACATGGAAGACATTGATCAATATTTAAGTGAATTGGATTTACAAACAAAAGTAAATGATTACATCAAATATGGAATTAAACCAACCTATCAAACACAAATTATTAAACATTTCCCAAGAATGGAAACTGAAATAGATAATAAACCATTAATAAAACCCATAAATATTCATTTAAATATACCTAATATGATAAATAAATGTGATAAAATACGCGATGAATTATTACAAAAAACTCAAACCGAAAATATGAACGAATGTCCAATATGTTATCAAAATATTGAAGAAGAAGCTTATATTACACCAAAATGTGGTCATAAAATATGTTTAAAATGTTATATATGTTGTTTAGAAAAACGAACAACATATAGTAATAGTTGCTGTATATGTCGAAAAGACATATTATAATTATTATTCAGTATTACTACTGATACGTTTAGTTGGTATATTTAAATCTACAATATAAATCGAATTTTCAGTCATTATAAGATATTCTTGCTCACTTTTAAATATACGCACAATAGGACTGGTGTATTCTTCATCACTCTTAACTAATAACTTTTCATTGTTCTCTTTTACACCAATTAATACAGTTTTTTGTAAGGAATTAACCCAATAATCTAGCATAATAGGCTTATCTTCAACAATTGCTAATTTTGAAGCATGTTGCATGGTATTTGTTTCTGGTAATCTATAACCAGCATCGTTATTTTCGGACGATTCACTATTTTCTGTAAATGTAGACATATTATTTTATTTGTGTTATATTATTTATATTCTTTTTATGATTTATAATTTATAATTTTTTATAATATTAGAAGGAAAATGTATAGAATTATTATAGAATAAAAAAAGTGTATATGGATTATACAGAAATTAATGAACAATATATAGAATTATTATATGACTATTTCGATAACTTTAAAAATTCCAGCATCCATAAAAATGTAATTGAATTAACTAAATATTTTTATATAGGCATTCATTCCTATAATCGAGTTTTCAATTATGTATTATTTAAAACGAATAGTTTGGATAAAGCTATTTTTTATTCCAAAAAAAGTTACGTTTTTTATTTAGAATATATTGACCAAATGTCTTCTTCTCAATTATTAAACGATTTTAATACACAAGATGTTATTTTATTCATTTATAAAAATACCATTTATAAATTATATGACGACGATGAAGAAAAAGATACCATCACCAATTTAGTTACAAATAATAAAACAATAGACGACCTAGACAAATATCAAAATCAAATAGAAGAAGTATATAATATTATCCATGTATTTTGTTATTGGAATAATACACAATATACATATCATCAACGTATTGATATATGTAAAAAAAACTTAAAAAAAATATTAAAATATAATAATCTGAAATTGATTACCATGATTATTGAAAAAATTCAACAAACTCATTCTTTTATTTCTTATGATAATTATCAATTATTATTAAAAGAATTGATTGATAAATTTGATAAAATAAATACTAAAATAACAGATAATAAAGCCTTTGTTTTACAAAAGTTTCATCTTGAGGATAATATATTTAAACATAAATTAAAAAATGTAAGGGATTTTGTGAAATGGATTTATGCCTAATGGATTACATCATTATAATATTGTTGATTTATAATGATTGTCTTTTTACGTATCTTACTTTTCTTAACTTTGGTAGTTGTTGTATTACTGGATACACGAATTGTAAAATATTCATTTTGTAACATATTCTTGATAAATTCATATACATGATTTAATACTTTTTCATTACAATTACCAACAATTAAACAACTCCCTGTTCGGAAAATCATAAATGATATCTCTGTATATTTGTTATTTATATTCAAATCTTTTAATTTAGTTTCTCTATCCTCTTTTTCAATTTCGCCGGTTTGTTTATCTTTTTCTATTAAATTATTGTAGTAATATTTACATTTTACACCAGGATAACTGCAAGGGTCATATGATGTTTCTATATTATAGTTATTACCCCGTAATATTGTTTGTAACAAATCACGATTTATATAAAATCCACAATTAAAATTGGAATTTATTAATACATTTGCTTCTACTTTTTGTTCAACGAAATCTACATCGGTATCCGAATAGGTTTTAATTAATTTCAATACAATTACTTTAACGATTTCCAGTAATTCATCATTTAATATTCCAGGTATTTCTAATTTGCCTGTATTAAATATTTTTACATGAATTTCACGAAATGCGTTTTGATATTTAAAACGAACAATAATAGCAAAACAATTATAAAACGCATTTTTTACTTTACTGCGACAATTCATTATATCCTTTTTTGATATACCAACTGTGATTTTACGCTCATCTTTATAACGTGTTCCTCTCATATTTGTAGTGTTGATCTGTTTTATAATATTTTCAGTATAATAATTAATATCTTTTAATTTTTCTTGGTATTTTTCTAATTCTTCCTCTGAATTAGATACTATTTTTATTTGTTTTTTAATAACACCTTCATTTGGTTCCCAGTAATCAATCACAGGAACCTTCCAAAATACATTAAATATATCAATATGTTGGTTTAAAAATAATACTTTTGTTTGTGTAGAAATATATAATTGTTCACATTCAGGTATTGCTTCGTCCTCTGTATTTTTAACACTTGAACTATTTAAAAATATTTGTTCGTTATCATCGGGGGTTTGTAAAAAACGACTCCATTCATCATCTACATCATTCTTTAAGTCGTTCATATTATATTCCTTTTTTATTAATATAAAAAATAAATAAATAGTAATCAATTTTTTATATCCAAGGTTTCATTCCATTCATAAAATATATGATAACTTGTTCAATATCATTACTAGATGAATGTACTATATATTCCATAGTATTTAAAAATGGTTGATTAATTAATTCTATTTTATTACGTAATATATAATGAAAAAACATTTTTAATATACCATTCTTATCACAATTATATATTTCACTCTGTTTGTTCATAAACTGTAATAATTTTTTCTTATTTTTATTTTTAATTAGTTGAATAATTAATTCAAAAATTTCATTTGTAATAATTGTATCTTTTATTTCAGCGCAGTCTTGATTTAATTGTAAAAAATTTATCATACTTCGAATATCAGAATGATAGGTTTTTAAAATGATTTCCACCATATTACTAGACAATATAATATTTTCATTTTGAGCAATCTTATGAATAAAATGTTGAATTTCATTGCGAGGCAATTGATTAAAACGAATACATATAAATTCATTTTTTAATGATTCATCTATTTTACTAATATAATTACATATTAAACAAAACCGAACGTTAAAATTATATGATTGTAATAAATATTTTAATGCTTGTTGAGCATTTTTCGTCATATAATCTACTTCGTCTAATATTACAAATTTTAGTCCTGTTTTGAAAAAATTTTGTGTTTTTACGAATTGTAAGATTTGATTACGAATAATATCAATACCTCGTTCATCCGATGCGTTTAAATGTAAAATATTACATTTTTTATTGATTTTATCATCATTATTTATATTTTGATATTCATTAATTAAATTAATAATGGTGGTAGTTTTACCGGTTCCAGGAGGCCCATATAACAATAAATTTGGGAAATATTGTTCTGATATTATATTTGAAAATACTTCTCGATTAATTGGCTCTAATACTATATCATCAAAATTTGTAGGCCTATATTTTTCAACCCATGGTATATTTTCGTTATCTTTGGTAGGGATGTTCATTATAATGTTAAGAATATTAATTTTATATTATTTTTAATAACTTAAATATTATTTGTAAAAAATTGACTATTATAATATAAATATTATATTATATTATAAAAATATGAGTGAAACAGGTTGTTTAGAAGTTATTTTAGGCCCTATGTTTTCAGGAAAAACAACTGCATTAATACAGCAATACAATTCAAATGAAACAAATACGATTGCTATTAATTTTTCAGGGGACAAAAGATATCATGAATCAAAATTATCGACTCACGATTTAAAAATGATAGAATGTGTAAATAGTAATGAATTATTACCTTTAAAAGCTAATAATGAAATTTTACAAGCAAGTACTATATTAATTAATGAAGGACAATTCTTTCCAGATCTTGTTCAATTTGTTTCTCTTATGGTAGACATACATAAAAAGAAGGTGATTGTTTGTGGATTAGATTCAGATTTTCAACGCAATAAATTTGGTGTGATTTTAGATTTAATTCCTTTATGCGATAAAGTAACAAAATTAAAGGGAAAATGTAATGATTGTAATAACGAATCTATATTTTCATACCGTCTTTCTGAAGAAGAAGAACAAGTAGTTATTGGGTCAAATAATTATATTCCTCTTTGCCGAAATTGTTATCTAATAAGAAATAATCGTTAAACACATTTTATAAATCATATAAAGAACTTTTAACTACTTTCAATATAATTATAGTATGGAAAATAAAGAAGAAGTTGTTGTTAAGAAAAAGCGAGGAAGAAAGCCAAAATCTGAAACGCAAAATAATATTACAGTTGCTATAAATGAAACCGAACATGTTCCAAAAAAAAGAGGTAGAAAACCAAAAGGAGGTAAATTAATTTTAAAACCTACAAATGATATGATTGAAACATCAAATATATCTAATATTATTCTACATTTAAAATGTAGTATGCGAGATATAAAATCAAATGATGAAAACATTATTAACACAACGGAATATAATCCAAAAGTACCACCCAGTATTTTAAGTTATGAAGAAAATAATAATTATCAACAATATGACGATAAAGAAAGTATTAATAATTTGGCCTACGTTAACAATCAACAAAATAATGTTAAGTCACTAAGTCAAAATGTCTGTAGTAAGTGTTTATCTCATATGGAAATTACCGAACAACCAAGCAACGAAGAAGTTAACATGAAAGACCTACATCAAAAATTAAAAGATTTGAAATTGCAGTTATATAAAAACACTAATCCAGATATAAAATCTGCATGTTTTTGGTGCACATATGAATATGATAATCCATCATGTTATATACCAAAATATGAAATGGAACATGAAATATACGGATACGGTTCATTCTGTCGTCCGGAATGCGCAGTTGCTTTTTTAATGAAAGAAAATATTGACGATTCTACCAAATTTGAACGTTATCATTTATTGAATAAGATATATAGTAAAATTTATGATTATAAAAATAATATCCGCCCAGCACCCGACCCGCATTTTTTATTGGATAAATTTTATGGTAATTTATCAATACAAGAATATAGAAAATTGTTGAAAACACAACATATGTTGTTGGTTATAGATAAACCAATGACTAGAATGCTACCAGAATTACATGACGATAATGATGAAATCATATTAAATGCTTATGGTACTAAAAAATCTTCACAAATTGGTGCGTATAAAGTAAAAAGACAAAGTGAAAAACCAAAAGGGCCTAGTAAGAATTCTATTATTAAAGAAAACTTTGGACTAAATTGATTTAAATATAATAAAATATACTAATTATAATATATTTTATTGATGAATTTTTTTAATAGTGAACAACAAATAGTTACCTGTTCTTTGATGGGTGGATTAGGAAATCAATTGTTTCAATTATTTACTACTATTGCCTATTCTATAGAAAATAATTCTACTTTTATTTTTCCTTATTCTACTGAATTGAATATTGGTATTACTCGACCTACATATTGGGATTCTTTTCTATCTGGAATAAAATCCTTTACTACTTTTAATAATAAGGTAATAACTAATGAAATGATTAGTAAATATCCTCAACATCGTGAAATCGGATTTCATTATCTAAAAATACCTCCCTATGTAGATTCAGATGTTCCAAAATTAATGTTAACTGGTTATTATCAAAGTTATAAGTATTTTGAAAAATTTCAAACTCAAATTTATGAATTAATTCATTTGGAACAACAAAAAGCAGAAATTAAAAATGAATATAATACATTCTTTCAAGATGATATTAATGTAAGCATGCATTTTCGATTAGGCGATTATGTGGGTAAAGAAAAATATCATCCTGTTATGAATGTAGATTATTATGAAAATGCGATTAATTATCTAATTACAAAAATAAATACAAATCAGTTTACTATCTTATATTTATGTCAAGATATTGATAATCAAACGGTTGAATTAATGATAACCGGTCTTAGAATTGTATTTCCTACAATTAATTTTGTAAAGGTAGATGATAGTATTGATGATTGGAAACAAATGTTAATTATGAGTAATTGCAATCATAATATTATTGCGAATAGCACATTTAGTTGGTGGGGAGCGTATTTTAATACGAATAATCCTACTGTATGTTATCCAACAAAATGGTTTGGCCCTGCATTTGGTCATTATAATATAAATGATTTATTTCCAAATAAATGGTATAAAATAATATGTTAAACATAATAAAGAATACATTATAAGAAATGTAAATGGGTAAAAATAAATTACTACAAAATTATAATGCAATAAAGTCATTGCCTATCGTAAAGCAGTTGATTAGAGAAAATGAAAATCTAAAGCTTGAAAAGCAAGCATTATTATTGTTATTGAAGTCATCAACTTCATCAGAATGTTATTGTAGAAAAACCTGCTGTACAAAAGAAACAGAGAATAAAGAAATTCCTTTACACGACGTTGTTATTAAGAAAGAAAAGGCGGAATTACACGATGATGAAATTGAAATTATTGAGCCAAATAAAGAAGAAAATATTGTATATGAAATTTATGAAGGTAGTACTCAACACGATGAACTTATTTATGGAGATGACGGGGAAACTGTCTGGCGAAAAGAAGTAAATAAAAAGTTGGTTCTAGTACCAGATATGGAATCGCAAAATGAAAAAAGCGATGACGAAGAAGATGGTTCTAAAAATGGTTTTGAATGTGATGATTGTAATATTAAAGGTATAAATTGTTATGAAGATATTGGGTTAACCAAATACGAAGCTGATATATATTTTGACTTAGGTGAACCTGACCGCTGTGAAAAGTGTTTTAATAAATGGAAATCATCGGATGATGCAAGTGATTATTTAAAAGGCGTAGAGGAGGATGGAAACCAACAAATGTATGTAAACGATGATGGAAAAAAAACGATAGAAGAAACAAAACCCATCAACTTATGTGAAAATACAGACTGTAAAAGATATCCATCTGATTGGGATTCTGAAGAAGATACTGAAAGTACCTATCAAGAAGGTCAATGGAAGAAATGTTGCTTATGTGATGGGTATTTTGATGATGATGGATTTGGTGATATTTTATACGTACAAGAAGCACCAAATAATAAAGAAGCTGGATGTGACTTATGTGGAAAAAATGAAGATATAGTTCAAATGAAAGGGAGTGGGCAATATTTATGCGGCAATGCATGTGACGAAGATTCTGAAGTAGAAGTCGAAGAGTCCGAAGAAGTAGAAGAAGAGGAGGAGGAAGTTGAAGTTGAAGAAGATGATGAGGAGGAGGAAGTTGAAGAAGATGATGAGGAGGAAGTTGAAGAAGATGATGAGGAGGAAGAAGTTGAAGAGTCCGAAGAAGATGATGAGGAGGAAGAAGTTGAAGAAGTCGAAGAGTCCGAAGAAGAAGAGGAGGAGGAAGTTGAAGAAGTCGAAGAGTCCGACGAAGAAGAGGAGGAGGAAGTTGAAGAAGTCGAAGAGTCCGACGAAGAAGAGGAGGAGGAAGTTGAAGAAGTCGAAGAGTCCGAGGAAGAAGAGGAGGAAGAAGAAGTTGAAGTAGAAGAGTCCGAAGAAGAGGAGGAGGAAGTATTTGAAATAGAAATTAATGGAACTCTTTATTACACTACTGACGAAAAGAATGGTGATATTTATAAAGTGTTAGAAGATGAAGATATAGGTGATAAAGTAGGTAAATTTGTAAATAAAGTAGCAAAATTTAATTAAAGTTTATAACTTTCAAACTCATCGCCGTTTTGTTTTTTAGCTTTTTTTAATACTTTTTGAGCCTTTTTGATATCTTCTTCAGTAACTTCTGATTGTTCTTCATCATCATCAAAAAGATTAACATAATGTTCTTTAAAATCGTTTGGTAATATGTAAAAAGCACTATCATCGTCCAATAAAAAATCAATCATAATAATAAAGCACATCGTTACGATTAATGCTATGTATATATCACGAGTACCTATCCATGCAATGGTAAATACAAGTAAGTATTTACTAAATGTATTTTTCAAAAATGATTGCATAGATTTGCTTAATTTAATGTTTACGAATTTTGACGCAACATTTAAGGTAATTATCATTAAACCCGCAAAAATTTTACTATCATTTAATGATTGAACAGAATTATGTAAATAATCCATTATGTTGGTAAATTGTGGTTTTGTCTTTTTTTCCATTATATATTTATAATGGAAAAAATATTATTTAGAGATACATGCTATTTATATTAATTAACATAAATTAGATAAAAAAATATCTACCTATTTTTTAAGTATAAAAAATGTCTTTATTAACAACTGCCTCCACATGGAATAATGATAGCACTAATAATTCTAATCAAAAAAGAACGCCGACAATAAGAAAAACGATTAAAAACCGTAAACAACCTGATAATAATCATATTCCTTCGTCCAATGAAATGTTTAAGTTAACAACAATTGAAGATATGCAAAACATTCATGATGAACGTAATTCCAAAGTTACGCAATTATTAGATAAAATTACCTCTATTGATAATGATAATGAACAATTAGGCGAATTTAATCCTATTGAACCACCATCGGTTCATGTTAAAAAGGATATGGATGATAATAATTTAGTAGATGATTATACGCCTCCAAAATTTAATTATTCGGATGCATCAAATAGTTTCAAAATGAAAAATACAAACACCATGTATGGTGCGGACGATTCCAAAAGTACGAATTTAAGTAGTTATGCAACCAGCTATGATCCGCCAAAGAAAGCACAAACAAAACAACCAATTTACGCAAAAATGGATCTTAACAATGATTCTTTAATGGAAAAAATCAATTATATGATCCATATGATGGAAGAACAACAACATGAAAAAACAAATAACATTACAGAAGAATTCATTTTATATACCTTTTTAGGCGTATTTATAATATTTATTGTAGATTCTTTTAATCGTACTGGAAAATATACACGGTAATTAGTTTACACCATTAGAGAATATAAATCATAATAGATTTATGTTCTCTATGGTCAATAACCTATAAAATATGAATTCGCACATTTCTGCGAATTCATATTTTTAACGGTTTAAAATAAGATAAAACATCTTTCTTTAAGCATTGGAGAACATGGATAAATAAAATTCATTAAATAATATGCGTTTTGATTTGAAAATATAGGTCTATTTTGTTGAGACCAGTAACGTAACAGTACTGAATTATGTGCGATATCATCAAATAACATCATTTTAATATCTTTATTTAATTTTAAAATTGTCGTCAAACTATTTACAAAGCCACAATAAAACAATTCATAAGAACTACAATTCATAATACTTGAGAGAACCTGAAGCGTAGTTCCTTCCGCATCTTCATAATAAGTTCTCATATTTTTGAAAAAATAAAAGGCATGAATGTTGTTTTCACGTTTTAAACAATACACGTATAACAACTTTTGTTTTATTAACGCTAATACAATATTCATATCACTAAATAAAATAACATCAAAGTACATTGTTTTACTTGTGTTCTCAGAACTATGAATAAAAAAGTCTGATAGTAAATGTAAATTTGTTTCTTTTATTTCTTCAATAAAATAATGGTCAGGAAGTTCCGTCAATTTTGTGTTGTTTAAGCGATAAGTATGACTATAATAGGTAACCAATGGAACTACCCCATCGAACAAATTCACTTCTTTTTTGATTAAAGACACTTTTATGTTTGGATTGAGTAATCGTTGATTGTATTCATGTGTTTGTAATAATTTCCGGTTCAATTCTTTTTGTTTTTCTTGACGATGAAGACATAAATAATCCATAAAATAAATAGGTAATTTTTCATAATGGAATTCATGCAATGTGGATTTATATAACATATTTATGGGACGCGATGTAATACACCCTAAAGCATGTTCTGTTTGTGTTACTTGAATATTTGGTTGATTATAAGAACTATCTACCACTTGAAAACTTTTTGGTTGGTATAAAGATAAATAACAAGGTTCAATCTGTCCTGAAAAATAAGTGATTAAATCTTCATTTGTTATATTATGAGTAATACGTTCCGTTGGAATATAATAGCATTGTAATAAATTAGTAAACTCTTTTTGTTGATATTCGGTGATATCTAAATAATTATATGTACCTATTTGCGATAAATCTAAAAATTTGGTTTTCATTGGTTGTTGATAAACAATAAAAGGGTTTGTATAAAAATAACGATGGAAATCATACGTATGAAATACCGCTTGATTATTCCAAAATGGATATTTTAACTTTGTATAAGCAAAAAATACTAAAATACACAAAATAAGAACAGCTAAAATATATTGGATCATGTAATCTAATATATTTTATGAAACTTTTTTAGTCCAAAATACCCATTTTTTTATTAATACGTTTGGTTTGTTCTTCTTTTTCCTTTTTCGCATCTTTTTGTTCTTGACGTGCATCTTTTTGTTCTTGACGTGCCGTTTGAACCTTAGTTCGAGATTCTTTTGCTTGTTCCTTTCTCTCATCTCTATTTTCTTTTAATTGTTTAATACGTTCAACGCCGGAAGATTGTTTTTTAAAAAAATAGAGAAATTGATTTTCATCTCCAGTAATATTTCCCATATGTATTTTTTTATCGAATTCAAATCCAGCTTGTTTAACCATTTTTTCAATATTGTCTAAAGGTTCCATAAAAAGAGTATGTTCATTTTGACGAACATGTTGGGTTATATTATCTGTAAATGTTTCACTTAATGATGCATCTTTATTCTTTTTATCATTTGGAACTTGTAAATAAGCTTTATATTTGAAATCTTTAAACACTGTTAATGTATCTACAGTACGGTAATTATTTGACTTAGGTTTTTGAGGAACAGTATCATCTTTCCCTACGGGAATAATTTTGGTAAATTTGGGCAAATCTACTAAATGTAAGACAAAATAACTATTTGGTTGTAACCAATGATAACAGTTTTTAAATAATAATGACTTATCTTCAATGTAATATACAGTAAAATAAGTGCACAATGCATGAGTAAACGTATTATGCTCAAACGCCATAGAATCAATTACATCACCTTCTTTTATTTCAATGTTTGGATATTTATTTTGTGAATATTTAACCATAGAGCGTGATTTATCAATACCGTAAGCGGTATATCCAGCCTCATTTAAATTATTCACTGTATTACCAGTTCCTGAACCAATATCTAATACGACACTGGTATCTTCATTTAAATTAGTATGTTTTGCTAGTTTAATTAATTCTAAATCATTTCTAGCCTCGCTATTGTGTAATCCATCATATATTTCAGCATAAAAATCATCGAATAATTTATCACCTTTTTTCAATACAAATTGTTCCTTTTGTGAAAAATTTTCAACATAACGTGGCTTACTGGTCAATTTGTATAAATATAAATAAATGTAAATAATGGCTAAAAATAATATGATTTTAAGAAATACATGTTGTGGTTCTTTGGAAATAAATATATTGTGTATAAAGCTTATCATATAATTATTGTTAAGTATATAATAAAATCCGAAATAATTATACTACAATTGAATTAATTAGAATTTCTCAATTGAGTACGTGTATGATTGAAAATATTTTGTTTACCAATATCAGTGCTTAATATATCTTTTTGTTGAGAAGTTTGATATTTGGGATGGTAAAATAAATCAGGGTGAGGTTGATCGCTGGGTCTGGAGACGACATAATCTTTGTATAAATCACTATTGGAATCAGGTATGTGAATATGTTCAGGAATACCTCTTTGATTTTTGACGTGTTGATTTCTTAATTGATTTTCGTCTTGGATATTGTGAAAATAACCCGAACTAGGTCCATTTTGAGTTCCAGGGTAGAAATTATTGGTGTTAAAAGTAGGATAAGGCAGAGCATATTCTTTTTCAGGAGTTCTGCGATTAATTATGGGAAATAAAGAATATTTGGTAGAAACAGAACGGGGAGCAAAATTGGGCTCTAAAGGAACATCAGGAAAATGGCGATCGCCTATACGATTGTTTAATTCATCAACACGAGCATGTTGACCTACTAAAAGATAATGATTTAATCCGTTAATTTTATTATTGTTGTGTAAATCCATTTATGCTAAAATATATAGTATCTATATAAAATATTATGAGCTGGAATTAATATTGTTTTGCCATACAAGAGAATCGAACATCTCGTTTCACTCCCGCAATTAGAGTTACTCGCAACCAGCTATGGCAATATATATATATAGAATTGCTTTTAAGTAAATAATATAAATACATTTCTATTATAAATATAATGATAACCTTTGTAACTTGTTGGTACAATTTTAAAGCAAAATTTAATAATGAAATTTATTATGAATGGATAGATAACATGCTAACCAATGTGAATAATTATAATTTAATAATTTATACAGATGATAATGGATATTCAATATTACATAAATATGAAAAATCAAATATAAAAATTATAATAAAAGACCATACATCATTTTATAATTATCGTTATAATAATTGTTGGATAAATAATCATTCTAATAACCATTTATTGAAGAATAAAGTAGATTGGAAAGTAAATATGTTATGGTCTGAAAAAATACATTTTGTTAAAGATGCGTATGAAGAAAAATATTTTGATACTGAATTTTATGGTTGGTGTGATATAGGTTATTTCCGAAATCGTCATAATGATATTTCTAAAGAAATGTTACGTAATTGGCCCGACCATAGTAAAATTGGTGAATTAAACAAAGATATGATACATTACGGTTTGATAAACAATAATCCGAATTATATGAATCAATTATTCAAATTAATAATAGACAAAAATGAAATGAGGTTACCCAAAATACCTATACCACCGAACCAGTTGTCTGTTGCAGCCGGATTTTTTATTTTACATAAAGATAACATTCAATGGTGGTTTGATACTTACGATGCGAAATTAAAATTGTATTTTAACAACGGTTATTTGGTAAAAGATGATCAAGTGATTGTAATTGATTGTATTTTTTCTAATATGCAAAGGTTTCAATTGCATAAAGAAACAAACCCGAATTACGATAATTGGTTTATGTTTCAAAGAATATTATTATAAATAATATAATAAAAAGAATATTATTTATAATATAATGATTAGTGTATTAATCCCTATTTATAATGGAATTGAATTTATTGATGAGTCGGTAAATTCAGTAATAGAACAAAGTTATCAAAACTGGGAATTAATTATCGCAGTAAATGGCCATCCAGAAAATTCCGAAGTTTTTCAAATAGCGAACAAATTTGCGAATAAAGATCCACGTATTCGTGTATATGATATGTATCAGTTAAAAGGCAAATCAGTAACTTTGAATGAAATGATAAAACTATGTAATCACGATTATGTTGCTTTATTAGATGTAGATGATATTTGGCATCCTACAAAATTAAATTTACAAGTTCGTAAAATACATGAATATGATGTAGTTGGAAGTCAATGTGTATATTTTGGAAATATGAATGGAATTGTTCCTAAGATACCTTTGGGTGATATTAGTAATCAGGATTTTCGTTTAGTAAATCCAATTATTAATAGTAGTTGTATTATTCGTAAAGAGTTATGTTATTGGAATCCAGAATATGATGGTGTAGAAGATTATGAATTATGGGCACGATTACGTAAATTAAATAAGAAATTTTATAATTTTACTGAAATATTAGTGAAACACCGTATTCATCCAAGTTCTGCATTTAATACACAAAATTTTGATGAAAAACTTAATAAAATAAAAAATAGTTTAAATGGAATAATGTAAATATTTTATAAAATGGTGAAAATAGCTTTTCATGATAATTGTCTATGTGAACGAGGAACAACTGTAGCAGTCTATGATTATGCTTATTATAATAAGCATTATTTAGGTAATGAAAGTATAATAATGTATATAGGTAACGATAAACGAAATGTCCCTGAAGTAATTGAAAAATTTAAAAAGGAATTTACGTTAAGACCTTATATTAACTGGCAAAATGAAGCAGACCAAATATTAAAAGAAGAAAATTGTGATATTTTATATATGATTAAAGCGGGCGAATGGGACGGTAAAATGGCTTCTTCTAATATATGTAAAAGTGTTATTCATTGTGTTTTTAATACTCAATATCGTCATGGAAATGTATATGCAACTATTGCTCCTTGGGTTCATGGTAATAATAATAGATATCCATTTGTCCCACATATGATTAATTTACCTAATCACAATAAAAATATGCGTGATAAATTAAATATACCAGATGATGCAATAGTATATGGTAGACATGGCGGATATGAAC